TACTAAAAATATATGTACGTTATATTCTCTTGCGAATCCCACACAAGTATCAATAAAATTTTTCTGTTCGTTCAACTCATAACGGCTATCGAATTGTATTCTCATCATGCTATCAATTACAAATAATTTTACACCGTATTTTCTTGTAGCGTATTTAATCGCATCCATCATGACATCTATTTTTATTACTCCCACTTGCGGTATTATATAAATATTACCGTCCAACTCGTTAGTTGTTTTCGTAATATCATTTTCATCTATATGCTTTTTTTTACAATATTGATTTACCATCCATGACAAATATACTCTTGGCAATAATTCGAGTGATAGAATGCAGACTCGTAATTTATTTTTTGTTATTTGAAACAACATTTCTTGATTCAAGTATGTGCTTTTTCCGCTCCCGGGATACCCGCTTAAAATAGTTAATTCTCCCTCTCGCCATCCTAAAAGAATATTTTGTAATCCTTTAATTGAAATTTCATATCCGTATTTTCTTTTAGGATTTAAATTATATTCTATCAACTCTTTCTCGTAATCCTTAATGGACTTTACCATTTCATGCTTATATTCTATTGCATTTTTTTCGCATTCAAGTATATCATTTATATTGAGCCCCTGCATCAAGCATTCGTTAATATCTTTATATGGTAATATAACATTATAGCAACGCCATTCTCCGAGCCTCTTTACAATATTGGAAACGGCATCTTGACCGGCGTTTATTTCTTTATCGTTATCATTATCAAAATATAAATAAATATTATTAAATTTATCTATGTAATCCCAACAGGTTTGAATCCACGAATCATCCCCCGTACCGTTTGGGACGCTTACTGAATTAAGGCCCATCTCTTTCGCGGCCATCGTATCCCAGTGCCCTTCGGTAATTCTCAATATTGGTTCATTTATGCAAGCATCCATATTAAATAAAATTGGTTTATTATCTTTATCATTCCAGAATTTTTTCTCGTTAAGTGGCCGATACTTAACAAAAATCAATTCACCTTTTTCAAAGTGCGGTACCATGATATTATTATCTTTCAAACCGATCTTAAAAAACTTCAAAGTATCTTTTGATATTTTTCTTTTTTCATGAAAATCGTATAAAACCTGCGTGAGCGGATCGGAGTGAACAACAGGCTTTTTGTATTTTTTTGGTACTGACATTATTTTATACTCACTATCCAGCGGAATAGGTTTATCATTTAACAATCTTTGTAAATCAGTCCAGCTCCCATACCGTCCGCACTCAGATTTTCTCATGCACTGAAAAGCACCGTCCGCTAAACTTACGCCAAAATGGTTATCTTTGTCACCGCAAAAAGGACAATTAAATATTGCCTCTGGCCCTTTGTGCCGCGTCTTGACAGTGTAATTAAATCCCTTACTATGTAAATAATTATGAACGTTCATTTCGAGCCCACTCTTCTTTCATTTGTTTATCACGCTCTATATTGATCTGTTCTATTTCTTCAGGAGTGAACGGGCTCGGTGTGCTTTTCGGCGCGGCGTGCTCTTTTGAATATTTACCGTTACCAGACCACGTAATAAGTTTCAACTTATAATTTCGAACATCTTTACCGTCTCTATCTTTCCATCCAGATTCAGTATAGTAATTCCAAAAAGTATTTGCATTAACATTAAGTTCTTTCAGTTTAATATATTCTTTTACTTCTTCAATATTAGACGGTAATATTCTTTGTTTCTTTATCTTTTCTTTCCTAACCTTACCTAACCTAACCTTACCTAACCTAACCTTACCTAACCTAACCTGTGGCACCCTTTGGTTGTCATCTGGTATACCAGATTCTATTTGCTTTAATTCTGCTTTATAAATTGCTAAATATTTACTCGGTGTGTATCGATCGGATCGTATGAGATTGTTTTCTTTCCAATCTAAAATAATTAAAATCTGGTCATCAAATACTTTCACAAAGTCCTTTGCTTGCAATATTTTCAAGTCATCCGGTTTACTGTCAGTCATTCTCATTATTGCAAAATGCTCACAGTATCCATCGTCATCTGCGTTCATTCCAAAATGGAAATATAAATTCTGTGAGCTTTGCGGCATCATTAAAAATCTACTTGAATTCGTAATCGTTTTACTGAACATTCTTTTAGCGGCCATAAATAACCTCGGTAGGAAATATATGATAACCCCGCGCCGGGAACGTGAACCAACCGCCAGGCAGGAAAGCGTTCGCCTGCACGCGGGGGCTATCAGCTATATAATTTAATTTGATTGGCGGTTGATTCATATTCATACACCATAATTATCGGCGCGAAATTGTCAAGATATTTTTCGGAAAAAACCACCGGGCAGGCTACTACCCCCGCCCGGCGAACCTACTTTTCCACTAATACAAATTTAAAATAATTTTACCAACCGGCCCGCATCGCCCCGCGGCTTAACATCGGACTGGTATATATTACAATCGCTTGACGCGGTTATAATCTTCATTGTTCAAAACAAGAATGTCGCCAGGCTTTATATTTTTAGCCATATCGCTTTTAGAAATACCGTTAATGGACAAAACTTTTTTATATATTATTGTTTTCAAATCCAATATCATTTATTTAAACCACACATATCAGGACATTGAGCACAATTTCCAAAATATGTTTCCAGTCTTGTGATGGATCACCCATTTCACCTATCCGAACAAATGGCATTTTTATATCGTTTATGTTTTTTATAAATCTATTCAAATCTTTGTCACAATGAATATCAAATAAAAATAATTGCTCTCGGTTATAACTAATATCTCTTTTTATTGGTTTTTTAAAATTAAACCCATATCTTTTTGCTATATTATTTGCATAACAATTATCATAGCATCCATTAGGTTTTTCTATCGAACACATAGAACATCCTTTTACCGTATCAAGAATATAACATCCCCTGCTATTTTTATTTAAAGTTATTTCACCTTTAAATGATTTCATTATAACCTACCTATTTTAGAATATAATTCAGAAATTTTTTTAATATCACCTTTATAAAAAACTAATATTTTTTGTTCTCTTTTGGGAAATTTTCTATAATTAAGTGTTACCTTTGCTTGTGCGAGTCTTGTAAATTCACATTCAAGATATATTATCTTGTTATAAATATATAAACCTTGTTCTTTAAAAAATATTTCATGTTCCGCTTCGCATCCATAATAAGCACCATTTTTATCTCTTGAATCACCCGTCATAACAACGAAAAAACAATTATCATTCAAAACACTTATTGCATTTTTATATCCTTTAAAAAGTGTATCTCTAAATTGTTCGTACGTTGGTATTGAATTTAATTCCCCATCTGGAATATCACCATCATAATCAAGATACTCCTCGACTTTATAATAAGGTGGACAGGTAAAAACTAAATCAAAATTACCATCTGGAATATATTTTGAGCTATCGCTTTTTATCCATTTTACGTTTTTAAAATCACTACAAATTTTATTATTTGCATCACATTGATTTTGTCTTATTTCACTTGATACATATTCGTATCCATAACTTCCACAAATAAAACCGAATTGAACTCCACCCCCGAATGGATTATAAATACGTTTTCCGGTTGTTGAAATAAAAAATCTTAATATACATTCACATGCAACCGGATCAAGAACAGAGGCATTACTATTAAGTGATTTTTCTTTTTTATGGTTTATGTTTCCATCTTCATCTATAATACGTGTCGATAAAACAATATTTGAAAATCCATTTTTTCCTTGCCAACATCCATCACGAGTGGCATATTTAGGATTTTTAATTCCATGCTTTTCCCCAGCCTGTTCAATTTTTTCATTCCATTCTTTTTTCATTTTAAGCCAATCGGCTTTAGTTGATAACCATGTATTAGTCATAGTTGCATGAGCAAGACGTTTCATTTTAACTTGCTCAAAAGTACCATAAACCATATATTCATAACCGCTTAAAATTAAATATGTTTTAAATCCAACAGACTCTAATACGTTCGGACATTCTAAATCGTGCTTCGTGCTTACAGTCATTATCATCGGATATCCGAAAGTATTTTGTTTTATTATTTCTTTAAGCATATCTTTATAAATTTCTTTATCTTTACGATCTAATTCCATAGCTGATTGAAGTAAACAAAACTCACCTACTTCATGATTTATTTGAAACGTAAAAAATCCACTAAACTCTTCATTTATTTTCAAAATAATTGCTGAATGTATTTGCATATTTTTTCTTGCAGCCCTATATGCAATTTTATCTCTAATTGCAAGGTTGGCAACTTTATCTTCATACCCTGATCCGATTATGCTTTTAACATATTCAAATTCTATCTTGTCTGGAAATAATATATTATCATTACCCATAACTACCTCGTATATATAGTAAGTCCCGCCGGTTGAATCATAGTCGTGTACCGGCAAAGGCAGGGAAAACAATTCTCCCAGCGGGACTGTACTTTCAATTTTTTATTATTTTTAACATTTGCCGATACACTTTTAAAACCATAATACTACACTCAATAACCATAATTATTTTATACGCTTTTTGTCAATAATTTTTTAATGACAACACGGGTATTCGTACCCGCCGCACTGCGGCGAATAAGCTTCATAACATAATTTTCCAGCGGCCTTACAATCCTGATACGTATCCCATGAGTTATACTCATCGCATACCTGGACTAAATTATTTGAGCACCGCCAT